CGGGCGAGCCATTGAATCGGCAACTGCTGGGAGACCTACCTTGTGGTGACGGCATTGTGCCGAAGGGGTTTATCTGGGATGGTTCAAGTGCTCCCGCCCTCTTTAATGGTATTTTCCCGCGTCACAGACACCCCATCGCTTCGTGTCGTCACGATTGGCGATGCGCTCACGCTAAGAACAAAGAACAGCGAAAGTTCGCTGATAAAGAATTTCGTAAAGATGTTGATCGAACGAGCTGGAAGATTACCTCAGCCGTCGGGTATATCGGTGTCCGCATAGGGGCATTCTTCGGGGTTGGCTCTAATTTTTGAAAGGAAAAGGTCATGGCAGAACCCATTCAAGAGACACTTATTAAGAAAGTCGACGCTGCTAACTTCTTGCTCGAAGACCTCAACACGACAGTTCTGACCGACGCGAGTTCCACATACACCACCACTGTCGATACTCTAGCGTCCAAGGACATCCTCGTTGATATCGTCGCTACTAAAGGCTGCACCGTCGTTGTAACACCAGTGCTCAACACAGACGGTACAGCGATCGAAGGCACAGATAGTGATACAGGCACAGTGGCCGATGGGGGAAGTTCCGGCCGATTTGTCTACTCCGATTTTGGCAGCCCGAGGGCTAAGGTCGTCGTCACCAAGACCGAGTTGGGCGATATGACGAGTTTCAGCCTCTCGATCCGTGGTCGGAGATAGACCATGACCGAACTCAGCAACATCACCGAACTCGGCAACATCACCGAGTTAGGCAACATCACCAAACTCGGCAATATCCAAGAACTCTCCCCTTGGGGCACAGGTCTTTCCTCCACTCTCATCGACCTTCTAACCGCTGGTACATACACGGGCGGGGCGATGTACGTCCCCGATGTCAACGGAACTCTGGTTTCCGTCCCTGCTGATGTTCGTGCGATTGAGGGTGGAACTAATTCCACTGGCACGAGTTCGGTAGACTTGTGGAATGATGACCTTGGGAATCTGACACTAGGCACAGGATGGGTGGATAATGGCGACGGAACATTCACTGGGACAGCAACATCCAACCCCCTCTATATCTCTGGGGCAGGATTATCTTCTGGAGATATTTTTCTTTTTGATTTTGAAATGGTTAGTCTGACATCTGGGAGTGTCAACCTTGAATGTGATAATGGTGCTGGACGTGTGACGAGTGTGACCGCAACTGGTGTATATGAGCTGACAACATCATTATCGACGCCCAATAGGCCACTTGTTCGAGGTGTTTCTTTTAGTGGGACGGTTAGAGTTAATTCTGTAAGGCAAGTAATCAGCCTATTCACCACCCCCGTCACCGCATCCGGTGGCTATGTCAGCAAGCCGTCTACGACGAACCTATTGGCGGCTCCGACTGCACCCGCGACCCAAACGACGAGTAGCCTGGCTATAGGGTTTTACACTCTTCAGGTTGATGATGCTGCAACCGGCAGCGCGGCTATCTCCGCCAACTCAGCAACCATCAGCGCAGGCGGATCAGCAACAGCAGGTAGCCCATTTACCTTTGAAGTCACCGGGGCAGGTACAGTTGATGTAACCGTAGCAGCAACAGTCAACCAGTTCCAACTCGAAACCGGCACCTTCCCAACCCCCCTCGTCGAAGGAACCTCAGCGGCAACCTCGCTGGCGATACCGGCTCCTAGTGACTGGACAAGCGACAGCATCTACGGGGAGATTACTGTCACCCCGATGGGGGATTCTGGTAATAAATTTGCCTTATATGGTGGTGTATCTTCATCGGACGGTTTCAACATATCGACAAGTCTGACGCAGATTGGGATTAGCCGTACTGTGGCCGGTGCATCTCTTTTTGCATTTGCTCCACTTGATAGATACTCAACGGCTGAGTTGAATATAAGATTTTTCATCGACGCTGTAAACGGGTTAGGAATTAGTCTCGACAGTGGAGCGTGGTTTTTCAACTCTACGCTTGCTTCAACATCCATCGGAACGACTGTAACTATTGGGGGTGCGGCGTTTTCATCTGCCTTGAACTTGCCCGGCGACTACTCAAACTTCATCACCTACCCTAATCGCGCTGCCGCCGAAGCTGCATGGGGGACAATCGCATGAGCTATCTAGACCGCAAAANCCGAGTCGAAGTCATCGNCCGTTTCCTTCCGCNACTATCCTACGCAGACGCAATCACGAAGCTACAAACCACAGCGCAATGGGTGCTGGACAACTTTGGGGAAGGTGGCGACCCGCAGGCTAAGAAGGTTGAGGACTACATCGGCTTTGTCAACGCCCCTGTCCAAGGCCCGTATCTGCAATGCCTTGTCTCCCCAGCGTACTGTACCGCTCTCCAATACATGCACGACAACGGCATGGCCCCTGAAGGGTTGGAACTCCTTGAGATCCGCTGGAAGGATAAAGTCCCCGAAACCGGTTGGCAGGAATGGACATGGACGGAAGATGTCACGCTTGAGGATGGTACGGTGCAAGCAGTGGCAAGATCTGTGGGAAGAATATCATAACTAGGAGATATAAATGATTCTAAATATCAGATTAAAGAATATAGACCCGGCAAATTACACCGAGGAGTTAGTTCGCCAAGCCCTCGATGTAACAGCCCAAGAGCTGATGCTACTCAACAAGCTCCCCGCGCTCTCCGCTGACCCAATCAAAGTCACACCGTCGGTCACGGACGACGCAGGAACCAGCGACCTGCTCACGAAACCGATCGAATCGTTTCTCGGAGACTGCAACACGCCGCCAACCCAATGGGGCGACGTGGCGATTCAGATCAACAACTACAGGTGGTTAGAGCTGCCTCCCGAAGTTACCCCGCAGACGTTCTCGATCACTCTAGGCCGACCTGAACGAAAGACGGTAGATGCAGACGGGAACCCCGTGACGGTATCTATTGGCGGGATTGCAGGAGCACCAGCGGAGGTTACGACGTTATGAACCGCAGGCGGTGCTTTTTGATCGCATCGGTTATCTGCTTCCTGATCGCGTTTGTTGCGGGGGTTCTCTTAGGGGGCTGTACCCCAGTCATCGAGGTTGGAGACAGGCTTGTTCCTTATCCGGAATATAAACACTATCTTGAATTGAAATATGGCGTTGATAAATGATTTACCATTCCAGGGAGGGAATTATGTTTGAGAAGTTGCTCGGGAAAATCCTACTCACCACACCTGTCGTCTCAGCAGCTCAAACGTCGAGTTCTGCGTTATTCAACCACGATGCGGTGAATTGGAGTAATTGGGCGGTTACGATAGCCTTGGCTGTCGCGGTGTTCTTTCTACGCCGATTCATCTCACAGCTCGACAAATTACGAGACGCGAACGCGAAGCTATTCACTCGGCTGTCTATTATTGAGACGCGGTGTGAGGACATGCACACCCCCGGCGGGCGCAGACCGTATGACCCTCGAGTAGACTTACGGCAAGAGCCATGATATGCTTTCGGCCAAGATATTTCTAGCTAACGGAGCGTGATGTGCCATTCGTCAGAGTACCCAACGCAGGGCAAGTCGGGGTCAACAAAGACCTCTCTACCCATGAAATACCGATGGGCGTCTGGACAGACTGCCAGAACATCCGCTTTCTCGATGGGATGGCTTGGCAGTTCTATGGGCATGGGGGAGTCTATTCAACCCCAAGTGTAACCCCGTATCATCTTCTACCCATCACGAACGCCGGTGATCCTCAGTGGATTTACGCCGGGGCGAGTTCCATTCACAACGTCCGTATCTCAGGCGGTTCAGTTATCCACACCGATCTCTCTGGGGCGACTTACACCGCAGCCGAGAACGAATGGGTGTCAACCGTCTTAGGCGGCATACCAATCTTGAACAACGGGAACGATGCTCCCCAACGGTGGGACTTGAACCTTGCGAACAACTTCACAGACCTCGATAATTGGCCAGCGAACACAACCTGTAAGTCGATGAGGACGTACAAGAACTTCCTTGTTGCCTTGGGTGTCAATAAGAACGGGTCTGACTACCCGTACATGGTGAAGTGGTCATCACCCGCTGACCCAGGTACTGTTCCGACGACATGGGACGAGACCGATGCAACTCAAGATGCAGGTGAGACTGACCTTTCCGAAGGGTACGATATTATCGTCGATTGACTTGCTCTCCGAGATAGTTTTATCATCTACAAAGAGACCTCCATCTGGAGAATGGACTACACTGGGGGGCCATTCGTTTTCAAGTTCTCGAAAGTCCTTGGTAGTTCCGGTGCGCTGAACAAGAACTGTATCACGGAGCTGGATGGTGTCCACTTCGTCCTCACTGGTGACGACGTTATCGTTCACGATGGCAACGCTCCAACGTCTGTGCTCGACAAGGTGACGAGACGCTTCCTGTTCAATGACATCGACGTGGACGGCTCCGATAAAGCATTTGTGTTCCAGAACCCGTTCTTCAATGAAGTGTTCGTCTGTTATCCCTCCATAGGATCGACTCTCCCAGACAAAGCAATGGTCTGGAACTACCGCGACAACACCGTGTCATTCAGAGNAATCCCCGACATCTACCACGCCGCTGTTGGCCCTGTGAGCGATTCTCTATCGGGAACATGGGCGAGTGACGCAGCACCTTGGGCGAGTGACTTGAGCGCGTGGAACAAGCCCGGGAACGTACCAAACCGAGCAAGAGTCCTGATGGCGAACGCCACAAAGTTCTTCTTGCTCGACGCTGCTGCTTCGTTCGACGGGGTCATCCCTGAAGGTATACTCGAGCGAACCGGCGTAACGCTCGGTGAAGATGAGTTCAGGTACCTGCTAAAAGGGATAAGGCCCCGAATAAAGGGCGAGATTGGCGCGACCGTTCAAGTTTACGCGGGTCAGTCTGATGACCCCTACGGCAATGTAACGTGGAACGATCCGGTTGATTTCACCATTGGGTCGTCGTTAAAGTGTGATTTTCTCGTAGACGGGAGGTTCTTAGCCATTAAGTTCGCTACAGGTACGGCTTACACGTGGAGACTTGACTC